CCAGACTGGACGCCGCTGGAAACCTGCTCAATGGTGCAGGAGACAGCTACACAACCTCGGCGTTCCTCCGCACATCTTTCACCCCAGAATATGAAGAGGGTGACGAAATCGTTGAGAAGTCAGCAGATGGCACTGTATGCGTATCATACAAAGCCCCTGACACACTTAAGCGAATCACAATGGAACTCGCAATTTGCGAACCAGATACAGAACTTTCACAACTAATCTCAGGCGGTTTGTTGCTTCGTAAGAACTTCGGTTCTTTCGCATCACCAAACAACAAGTCTGTAGGTTGGGCCGCACCATCAGTCGGCGATGATCCTTCAGGCAACGGTGTTGCTCTTGAATGCTGGTCATTTGCTGTAGCAGATGGTCGTCGTGCTTCAACTAACCCATATTTCCATTGGGTATTCCCATACGCAAAGCTTCGCCAAAGCGGAGACCGTGTAATTGAAAATGGAATGCTTGCAACTACATTCGAAGGTTATGGACTCGGAAACGTTAACTTCGGATCAGGTTTAGATGGTCGTTGGGAGTATCCAGTAGCAACAGAGCGTTCTTACTCATACGCTCGCACCTCATACTCACCAACAGGTCTAAAAGGCTTCTATCGTTGGTTTGATGAATCTACTAAGACAGTTTCAAACAAGGCTATTACTTCTAACGTTGCAACCCTTACAACAGGTTCAGCACACGGATTTGAAGTAGGTCAAAGCGTAACTGTAAGTGGTGTAGATGCTACATTCAACGGTACTTACACAATTACCGCTACTCCAAGCACAACTACATTCCGTTATGCATTGACTGCATCAGATGTTGCATCTACTGCAGTAAGCCCAGTTGGTTCAGTACTTCGTAACCGTGGATATCTTGCAGTGACAGATTTTGCCTCACAAGGGTCAACATCTACATACAACGTTCCAGGTAGCGAGGAATACAACGCAGATCTACCAGTTGACTTCATTATTGCGTCAACCGAGGATCCAACCGCTTAATTCAATTAGAAAGGCGGGCATTGAGCCGATGGTTTCCCAACTACGGTTTGTGCCCGCCTTCTTACTTAGAGACGAGGTGAGAGTATGAGCAATCTTTGGGTAACACCAGAAGAGTTAGGCACATACACCAATTCTGATTATGCTTACGAAGCTTGTAAATCAGCCTCTTATCTTCTTTGGGGAATGTCTGGCCGCAAATACAGCGGATTAACAACAGTAACCGAGCGTTATGTATCTTCATATGATCCATACCTACGCTCAGGTGGATCAAGTCTTACTTACACACCAGTACTAGTTGATGGAAACATTGTAAACATTGCTTCTGGTGGCTTTAATCGTTATGCAGACGATGACTTTCAGGGTGATGGAACATCAGCAAACTCTCGTGTTCGCCTCCGTGGTCGCAAAGTAGTTAAGGTACATACACTTCGTGATCTTGACGGAAATATTATTGAACCAAACAAGTATTATTTATCAGACCATTCAACAATTCTTGGCGTTCCAGGAGCTGGCTGGTCCCCTTCTCAAGTAGAAGTTACCTATACATACGGAACTCCACCTCCTACAGCAGGTCGTGCAGCAGCTCGTGTTCTTGCTACTGAGCTTGTAAAACTCTATGAAGATGACGATACCTGTGCTCTCCCACAAAGAGTTACATCTATTTCTCGTCAAGGAGTTTCTTATACAGTTCTTGATAATCAAGATTTTATTGATGAACTTAAAACTGGAATTTATGCTATTGATCTTTTCTTAAAAACAGTTAACCCTGACAAAGCCCGTGCTCGTGCTCGTGTATTTAGCCCAGATCAGCCTCGTGCTCGTCGTATTACTGGAGCATCACCGCTTTACCCACTTAGCGCCTTCGATCTTTATGTAACTGCAGATGGAACATCTAATCTTTATTATTTCTCAGAAATTAATGCAGACTTTTTGGATTCAGACAACAACTGGACAATTCAAATTGATTTTTCTGACATTAATAACAACACAACTACAACTATTGCAAACGCTGCTTCTATTGATAGGGGAGAAAATACAATAAGAGTAAGCGCAACTTACCAGCAAGCACTAACTTCACTAGGCCCTCGTGACCCAGGAATTATGGACATGTATGCAGTCCGTCCAAGCCTTGCCAATCCAGAAGTCAACGAGATTGTTCCTTTAGTTTCTAGTAATATTATTATGCAGCTCGGCGAACGAACGATTCCAATCTATACTGTATAACTAGAAATACTAAAAGACAAGAGGACATATGGGCTTAGATGTAAACACCGCAACAGTATCTGCAGACGCTAAAAATTTAGCTAATTTAATGCAAAATGTTTTAGATGCAGTTATTACTACATATACTTCATACACGATGCCTTTACCAGGGCGTCGTTATTACACTTTAGGTTCTCCAGCCATTGACTGTGAGCAAGTAACTGTTTCTATGTTGCAAATGTATATTGGAACACCAGGAGATGAGGCAACCTCTCCTCGTAGGTGTAATGATCCACGCTCAGTAACTCTTTTAGTTCAAGTTTCTCGTGAAGTTCCTTCTGTAGGACAAAACGGAAGAGCTCCATCAGGGGACTCAATTCAAGATGGTGCTGAAATATCTGCATACGATGCATGGATTCTGTTGGATAGCGCAAGAACTTTGGATCAATGGGATCCAGCAAATTTTGGTCTTGGTGTTATTGCAACAGTAGAAGCTAGCTCTCCAGAGGGCGGGTTTCAAACTGTAACTATGACTATAACTATGGCGGTTCCATAATGCCAAATGTTATTTTTTATCCAAGTGCTTTAGATAGATTACTTAACTCACGATCAGGTGCTGTAGGTGTATATCTAAGAGGCAAAGGCGATGAAATTCTAACTTCTGCTCGTGCAAGAGTTGGAGTAAGAACTGGTGCACTTAGAGCATCTTTACATATGAGACATATGAGAGATCCTCGAGGGCAACAACTTTGGATAGGTTCTGAGTTAAATTACGCTCTGGCCCATCACGAAGGAACAAAACCTCATGTAATAAGACCTAAAAGCGGAAAAATGCTTAGGTTTGTTTCAAGAGGACAAGTGGTTTATGCCCATGTGGTAAACCATCCAGGAACACAAGCAAATAAATATTTAGCTGACGCTCTTAGAGACAAGCTATAATATTGAGTAACAATAAACTATTAAAATAGTTTATAAACGACAGAAAAGGAATAATAGATGACAACACGATTTAAGGATTTTGGAACTGGCGGTGAAGTTAATTCAACACCATTGTCTTTCAAACTTCATGGCGAAGAGTTTCATTGCCATAAAAATCTTCAAGGTAAAGCCTTACTAGATATGGCTACTAGTGCAGGTAAAGGAGACACCAACGATGTTTCCTATACAGTTACCAATTTTTTCTCTAAAGCTTTAGTTCAAGAAAGCTATGAAAGATTTCTTAAACTATTAGATGACCCAGAAAAGATCGTGACCATCGAGTCACTCGGTGAAATAACTGCTTGGCTAGTGGAAGAGTACTCAGGCCGCCCTACGCAGGGGCCAGAGCAATCTCTGAGTGGGCAGTAGAACTCTGGCCTTATGTTAATGGAAAAGCCCTAGTGAACGGAATCAATTTGTCTCAGATGGAAATGTCAGACATGTTAGATGTCATGCATTTTTTTATGGAAGAGGACTTTTCTCAGTCATCAACTGCTGAACAAAGTGAAGCCAAAGATAAAGCTAGAGAATTAATTTACTCTTCTCTTTACAATAGAACATACACTTTGGGCAAAAAACGTAGTAACTATCAGACTGCAAATTCTAGTGGAGAATTTTATGAAGATAGTTCAGTAGATCCTTTAAAGGAACCTACGAAGTCTTTTATACCCGCAACAGACTTCAACCCTAACTCACCAAAACCTTTTGGTGATGTATTAGATGCCCCTTTAGGGCAATAACAGTAGACATTGGAGGTGATGGCACATGGCACTTGTAGGTGAAGCACATATATTAGTCAAAGCCATCACCACTGGTGTGCAAAAAGACATTGACGATGCTTTTAGCGGAGTAGATTCTACTGGAGATCGAGCTGGCGGTAGAGCAGGTAAAGCTTTTTCTAGAGGATTTAGAAACCAAACTGATGGAAGAATCATGTTTGGAAAATTTTACGATGCTAAAACATTGGCTGGTCTTCAAAAAACTAGACAAAGATTTTTAGATTTAAACGCTTCAGCATATTTACTATCAGTAGGTATTGTTGCAGTAACTGGTGTTTTAGGTTCTTTAATAGGTGGTTTAGGTGTTGTTGCAGCAGTAATTGCAGCTTCTGTAGCTCCAGCATTTTTAGGTTTAATCGGGCTAGCAACGACGCTTGTTGCCGTTATAGGCACGTTAAAAGCAGTTTTTAGTGGTGTAGGAGATGCATTACAAGCTCAGGGGAAAGCAGCTGAAGGTGCTGCAGAAAGAGAAAAAGCCTATGCACGAGCTACAAGAGATTTAGCAGATGCAAAATACAACTACAACGAAACTGTAAAAGAAACTGAAAGAAGAACAAAAGCTGCAGCGGATGCAATTGAAAATGCAGCAGATGCTGAAGTAGATGCAAGAAGGTCTGTAGAAGCTGCAGAACGTGATTACCAAGATTCAGTAGAAGCTACAGCAAACGCTCTTGAAGATGTCACAAAAGCTCGTGAAGAAGCAAAAGAAGCAATTCAGCAACTTCGTTTTGAACTTGAAGGCGGAGTTATTTCTGAAAAGAAAGCTCGCCTTGAGTTTGAAAAAGCTCGTGACTCTTTACAGCGTGTTCAAGATCTTCCACCTAACTCTCGTGCTCG